AATCAAGTTCAACGCATGTTCGGCGTTGACCATGTTGTCTTTTGTCTTGAAGGTCGTAGCTGGCGTAAAGACTTCTACCCGCAGTACAAGGCTCATCGTAAGCTTGATGAGTCCGCAATGACCGAACGGGAAGTCGAAGAAAACAAGATGTTTTGGGAAACGTATGAACAGTTCACTACGTTCCTGCGTGAGAAGACTAACACTAGTGTATTGCGTGTTCCCAATGCAGAAGCAGACGATATCATTGCTCGGTTCGTTCATCTACACCCTGATGATGAGCATTTTATCATTTCGTCCGATACTGACTTTGTGCAGTTGATTTCAGAGAATGTTCATCAATATAACGGTGTTGCTGGTCAGTTGATTAAGCTTGACGGTTACTTTAATGACCGTGGTAAGCCTGTAAAGGACAAGAAGACTGGCGAACACAAGTTGCTTGAGGACCCGGAGTATCTATTGTTCAAGAAGATTATTCGCGGTGACGCAACTGACAATGTGTTCAGCGCATATCCCGGTGTTCGTGAGAAGGGTAGCAAGAATAGTGTAGGTATTCGTGAAGCATTTGATGACCGTGAAAAGCAAGGCTTCAAGTGGAATAACATGATGCTTCAACGCTGGGTCGATCATAATAGCGAAGAACACCGCGTCAAGGATGATTACGAACGCAATCGCACTTTGATCGACCTTACAGCACAGCCTGACGATATCAAGCTTGCAGTTGATACTGTCATTCGTGAAAACGTCCGCACTGAATTGACTCCTAGCGTAGGCATTCATCTTATGAAGTTCTGTGGTAAGTATGAACTTACTCGCATCAGCGACCAAAGTGAATCGTATGCAAAGTGGCTCAACTCTCCCTACAAAGGAGTTCTCAATGCCAATTGACCCTGTATATCTCTGTAAAGATTGCAAATTTAGCAAGATGAGCATAGCGAACAATATTTTTACGTTCGGTGGCCGAATAGGTGCTAAGGGATTTATGTACAAATGTGCTAAGTCTATCAAGCCGGCCCGTGATGTAATTGATCCGGTGACTGGCCCAGAGCGTATTAAAGCTGAAACTAGCTATTGCGATCTTGAGCGTAAGCACGGTGACTGCGGAGTTACTGCAAAGCACTGGACACCGAAGCATAAGAAAGACCTGTTTAAGGCACTAACAAAGGAATACAATGACTGAACTAGTCGCAAAACCAATCGTTAAGAACCAATTTTGGATCGTCACTGACGGTCATAAAAAGGTCGGGAACATTGAAGCAAACAACGCTGGATACGGGGTGCAAATTAACGGCACCTTCCTTCAGTTCAACAACGCAGAAGAACTTAAGAAACAAACACAAATTAAATTTGAGCGTTTTGACACTGCTAAGGTAAAACCCGCTATACCATATGCAGAATATCCTACTACTGCACGAGTATATAATTCAGTATATGACGTTACCCGAGGGCTTCATTTATTTACGAAAACTAAAAAAAGTAAATGCTTGCATACTGCTGGATACTTTGTCGTTGATCAAAACGGAGTTAAATCCGTGCAGCTATGTCCTAAGTATATCTTCATACAACGGTATAAATATTTAGGACCCTTTAAAACCAAAGCAGAAGCAGAAAGCATGATAAATACATAGATCATGTTGCATATTAAGAAGTTTATGGACAAAATGTCCGTGGTAGAATCCAAAATGAACAAAGACATTGTTCTGTCCATTGTGGATGCTCGTGGGCTTAGGGATGACATTACTAGACTTTTAGCGGACTTACATGAATTATCAAGCAATAGTGACAAAAACGAGATAATTAATGTTCAGATTAAGGGTGGTTCATTCTAATGAGCAGAACTCAAGCTACCGTAATAGTAGAGTATGTAGATAAGAAGACATACAAGTGCGACCAAATCGTTGAGGCTGCGGGTATTTGGGCGGTGTTCTATGACGACCAGCCAATCAACTTGAAATCTTCGCATTACTTAGCTAATGATGTGGCTCCCAAATACAAGAAAACAAGCTTTTCAAATCCAGGTCATGCTAGAAATCTGTGCAGAAAGTTGAATGCGCAATTCAAGACTGATAAGTTTACTGTTGTGTTTATGAACAGCGGTAGAACGGTCTACCCCGATGACTTATCCCAAGACCAAAATTGAAATAGTAAAACTAATACTAAATGAAGCTAAGGATGATCCAGATTTTCCTTGGAAGGACATTGCACCAGATAAGTTAGTATTTGATTGGTTTGTTACAGGAAGAGTTGGTTCCGGATTACGGCTTACTGATGTTGGTATGGTTGCATTTGATAGAGCTAAGATAGCTTATTATGACTTCAATTTTATTCCTCCCAAGGGTACTACAGGGGGAAGTAATTGGGGGAAATATACACTAATGCTTGATAAAAAGGTTAAATGTCCTTATTACATCGGCGTTAAACTTCTTGACAATGGCAAGAAACAACCGTATATTAAACTTTATGATCATAGAATAGCGATGATGATGACACTATATGGAGACTTTCAAAGCTACCTAGATTCGGTTAAATAGTATTTGTTTTTGTTCGCACTTGCAGCATAAATAAAACGTAGCAACAGCTACATCACACACAGAGGAAAAAATTATGAAGAATATCACTATCGGCCTGCTTATGGCCCTCACACTATCAACCCCAGCACTCGCTTCTTGGAAGACTGAATTGTTCACCAAGCTTGATGCAGACACTAGCGGGGAAATCTCCCTTACTGAATTAACTGGCGCAGGATGCCGCACTCAGCCTAAGTTCTTTAGCTATGCTGATAAGGATCGCAGCAATGGTCTTAGCAAGTCTGAGTTTTTTGACAGCCGAGACCTTCTCGGTCGTTGCAACTAAGGAGACCATCAATGATTAAAGTTTTGATTGAAAATACCGCTGAGGCTATCCAAGCTTCAAAGAAGATTTTTGTAGATACTTTTGTAAAGCATGAAGGTCTAGCAAAAAATATGCATGATTTTGTAGATGCTCAAACCGAGTATACTAAGAAAGCAATTGAGGTTGGTTTTACTACTGCCAGCAATATGCATAAAACTGTTACTGATAAATCATTTTATACAGAAACCGCAAAGTCTATGCAGGAAGCTGCAAAGGCTATTTTTAACACACAGAAGAAGAAAGAAGAAAAGTAATAATGACAAATAAAGCACTATATGCGGCGCGGGCCGGATTCATCACCACGATTTCAGGGATGATGGTTCTAACCTACGCATTCATTACAACCATTTTATAAGGAAATATATTATGAGTGATAACAAGATTCCGGGACTTCCTGAGATTAAGTTCAATAAGAATGGATATGAAATCCGTTCTGATATTTTAGGTCTAGCAGAAAAGCTAGTCATTGAAGAATATAAAGCTAAACTGTTTGGCTGGGAAGTATCGCAAGCGAAGGATGACGATGGTAAGATTGTTACCAAAGTCTCTGTTCCGGAGTTTCCTGGTCTTGATAAGGTCCTTGAGACCGCTCAAAAGATGTATGATTTTGTAAATCAGAATCCAAAAAAGTAAAAAAAAACGGTTGACAAAAGGTCTCCTTGGTGCTATAGTCATAATATAGCTTCTAAGGAGATTTTTTATGGGTAACGAAGATTTTGTCAGCTATGTGCTTAGCTTCTATAACGGAGTTGATGGCATCTACAAAGACGTAGACGCTACTCAGGCCGAAGTCATTGATGCTACCCGTAAGCTTGAAAAAATGTATCGCAGTCACGGTGAAGAGCCTGTGTATGATAGCATTGACCGTGAGCGTGTTCGTGACTTTATCCTTGAGAGTCGCAAGTAATGCCAGATTAAATAGCTGATGACTACAAAAACTTGGTATTCTGGAATAGACAATTACAGAAAACACACCCTAACTTTTGGACAAGAGAGTAATACTTTTACGTTAGAATTACTTGACGTTGAGAGTAGAAACGTTAACACCATTCACGATGCATTTGAAATGCATTTGAGCGGTGCCAATTTACCTATAGAAGTCTTCTATAGCGGTGGTGCAGATAGTGAGTGTATTATTAAGGTATGTTTAGACAGAAATATACCTGTCAAAGCAATGACCCTAAGATTGCTGATGGGCGGCGCACCTATCAACGTAAGAGACTTATACTATGCTGAAAAATTTTGCAGGGAACATAATGTTCAGCATACTATAGTTGATTTGAACATTGATAAGTTTTACAACAATGGTGACCATATTCAATATATGGATTCCTACAAATTCAATAGGTTCCCCACTGCAACATTGTTGTGGTTGTTAGAGCAGTGTTCGTCGTTTCCGGTCATCGGCGGAGATTATGCCTGGCCTCAAAATAATATAGAAAGAAAAGTGTATAGCCCGCATCGGCACGATCATATGTGCTTTGATCAATATATGCGAGATAAAGGTATAACTGGTATAGGAAACATGATATCACATAGCATAGATTCTAATTTGATGTTCATCAATGAGCATCTTAAAACCCATTCTGACGATCCTTTTTATAAACACAATCTTTTTAATAATTTAGGACTTCCGTTAGAAAAACGTTTTAGAAGTTTTGGTTGGGAAACCATTTTTCAGGAAACAGCAGATACGCATCGCATGACAGTTGATTTGTGGGCTACTCACCAAAATTTAATAGACCGAAATAAGGTAACCCGTAACGTCATTAAGTGGAATAAAAAGTTTGCAGAAATCATCGGCGGTGTGCCCGGCGAAAATGATAGCCACGGTGTTGCTACTATCCGATATCAAGGTATAGAATTATAATATTTTACTAAAAGGTCATTTTTCGGTTGACATTAGTTACCCATTTTGCTATAGTGAATATATAGCAAGGAGATACTGATATGAACGGTTTTGAAAAAAATATCGCTGCGATTACTGGTCGCACTTCTTCAACCGAAGT